TAATTTTTCTTTAATTAAGTGTCCAGTAATAAATTCTCTGGATTCTAAAATCTCTTTAACATCAAAGTCATCAGTAGTTGATGATTGATTTTCAAACAACTTATATATCGAAGCATACAACTTGTAGTTTGGAATCTTATTTTTTAGAAATTCATCAATTTGATACTTTTCTTTAATTTCTTTAACAAGATTATATTTCTGATTCATTAACTCTTTAGAGTTAAGTTTTGTACGAGCATGAAGAACAACATTCAGAAGTCTTTCAGCTACTTCTGAATTTTTTGAAGATTCTTTCACTATAAAATTGTACAATTGAAACTCTTTACCTAATTCAGTATTTTCATTGAAATATCTAAACATTAGTTTCTTGGTAAAAGAATCATCTCGCCCCGCTAAAATATCAGCCGTTATTTGGCGTGTCAATAGTTCAAATAGTATTCCACTATTTTTAAATTTAGAATGTTTGACTTTTTTGCGCATACGCTTTGTTTATTATTTATAAATATGAATTAAAATATTTTTTTAATTAAATTCTAAAGATTTTTGTTATTCTTTGATATTTATTTCGTCCATGTAAGAGCCACTAATTCCTTTCTCAGATTCTTCATTTTCGTTAAGTATGTCTTTACTTTGTTCAAAATCATCAAACATTGACTTAAGTGATTCTAAAGATAATGGAGATTTACTTTTAAATTTATGAGTTGTTGATAAGTCAGGATCAGAGTTCATCTCTAAAGAACCAAGAGGATCTTCGCCAAATGGATATTTTCTAGCATCTTTTCTACCACTTTGATCTCGATTTCTTCTCTTTTCTTTTTCTCTATTATATTTCTCAAGTTCGGCTGGTGTCATTTTAGATTTTTCAGTAAGTGGTAATTCTTCACCACCCCCACCAGTATCTCCTCCAGCTTCTGGCTCTGAACCACCACCTGATTCATCTCCCCCACCTTCTAAACCACCTAGATCTCCACCCTCGGTACCTTCGCCACCCTCGGTACTTTCGCCACCTTCACTATCTTGAGCTTTTAAGAATTCTAATGCTGGGTCATTACCTTCTTCTTCAATTGATTTAAATCGATACATGCCTTTAGCATCATCAACCAATTGTTTTTGCATTGTAATCATATCTTGATCAGACATACCAAACACATTTTCATATATCCATTTTTTACTAAAGAGTTTTTCAGTCTGCATATCTTTACTGACTTCAACTTTACTCTTCCAAACATCAAGTTTTTCTTTTTCAAATATAGTAGATGGGTTGGTTAATTCCAAACTAAAATCAACTAAAGCTTCGTCTCTATAACCTTGACTATACAAATGAATTACTGCTATTTTGTTTAATTCACTAATAACCATTCGTTGAAGATTTTGAATTGTTCTACCAAAACGAATATCTTCAGCTGCTAATGTAGCTTTACCACTTACAGTTTCATCATAACCCAAAAATGCTTTAGGTATTTTAAGAGCCGCCATCATTTTATTACGAAGATATTCAATATCGTCTGTACCTGTCCACTCTAAACCTGGCAAGTTATCTATAGAGGTACCACTATCTCCACCACGAACCGGCAAGAAAAAGTCTTCAACCATATTTTGTAAATTAAAACGAAGGTTATAATCGCCGGTATTTTGATCAAGATATGGAGTTTTTTTCATCTGACTAATGATTCTCTCCATGTGATTGTCTACTTCATTTGGTGGGATATTACCAATGTCAACTTTAAAAATTCTTTTTTCTGGAGCACGCATAATACGATGAATTAACATCGCATCTTCCATTAGACTTAATTGTTTCCAAACTCGCCTAGCACCCTCTAACATACTTTTGCCATATGGGAGAAAATTACTGTCACAAAGCAATCTAAAATGAGCAACTTGGTAGTTTTCTAATTCTTCGAGTTTATTGCCATAAGGCATATTAACTTGAAACTTTACAAAGTTTTTATTATCAAGATGAGCATTTTCTACTCGAGTGACATAATATGAACTTAATGGTTCTACTAAGTAAACTCCATATTCAGGACTAACATATAATCTCAAATAGAAATCTCCATACTTAACTAAACTACGAATCCATGACCATAAATTAAATTCAATATTTAAAATGTCATAAAATAAATTATTTAATATAGACTTAACATCATCGTTAGAACTTTTAACTGTAATTACTTCACCCAATTCACTTCTAGTAGTACATTCGTCGGAATAAATATCTAAAGCAGAAGCTAGAATTGGATCCATATCCATTGTATCATAATCACGAAACAATTCTACTCGAGAACTTTGATATGATAAATTGTAATCGCGAGTATATTGATTATAAGAAGTAGTTCTTAAACGATTAAATCTATCTCGAAGACTATTACGATCCGTCGCATAAAAAATCTCGTCAGTATCAATAACTTTTAATTTCTTGCCACCGACATTACGAACTATTACATCATTGCTGAATAATCTTTTTAGCCTCGCATATAATGATCTATTTTTTAATTCTTGGAATGATTTATCGTCCATACTGTATTATCTTATATATAAGTATTAAAGTAACCAATCTAATCCCTCTTTTTTACCATTAACTTCCATATTCCAAGATTCTTCGGGAGATGAAATAATCTTGTTTGCAGGTCCAGGTCTTGTTTCAGTATTAGTTACTTTTTTTATTCCACTTAACATTGTTTTTGTATAAGCTATTTGTTCTGTCCTCAATTTTAAAGCAGTGTCTCTCACCCACAATCCTATACTTAATGCCATTACTAAGTCATCGTGATAACCACGCATTGCTTCTGCTTTTGACCCAGCCCAAATAAAAACATTTAATTCTTCATATAAACGAACTGATTTTATAATAACAGATCTGTCTCTAAAACATGATTCCATTTGGCTAATAATCAATGGTCTATTCTTATTTGTAGTTGTAAATCCAGGTATTAATTTTTTATCTTGACGATTTAGCTTATTGGTATAACTATGTTCTACATCTACAATATTCAAATCTGGAGTACTATAAAATGTATTTTTATAATCTCTATCAATTATTTGTTGAAGTGTTGCCCATCCTATGTTGTTGTTTTCTACAACAAGCAACGCGTTATTATATTCAGTTGCGATTGACACCAATAAGTTACCATAATCTTTTGTAGTAAGATGACCTTTATATTCAGCAACTTGTTCCATGCTTTCAACATCAAATATTTGGAACGCGCTATAATCACTACTATCACCTCTAGCACAGTCAGCACTCACTATATAATTTTTACTATAATCCGGCCTTTCCCATATCCACAAATCATCGCCAGCTCCTCTTTTTTCTATAGGATCTGTTACGTATGTCTCTTTATAAAATTCAAGAGTATTAACTGGAACTACTTGATTACCTGATGTTGAAAAATCACAATCACATTCTTGTGCAGCACCTTTAACACCAGATAATTCTGTCTGTCTATCTCTCCACGCTTGATCTCGTTCTGGGTGTAAATGCCATGGCAATCTTATTGTTTTAAATCCATTATCTCCTGATTCGGCATCAACCCATGTTTTATGAAAGAAATTTCCAACTCCATTTGGTGTGCTTAGTATAATAGCTCTACCACCAGTAGACAATGTATATTGAGCAGATAACCATATTTCTTCAATGCCATCAATGAAAGCAGCTTCGTCAATAACTAGAAGAGATAGAGCGGCAGAACGACCTGCGGTTCCAGCAGAGGATACAGCTTTAATTTGAGAACCATTTTTTAAACGAAGACTTAATCTGTTGTCTTCTACACATTGAACTTTTAACCAAGATGGAAGATTATCATTTGCAAATCTAACTTTTGTAACAATTTCTTTAGCAGTTTCTTGTGTAATACTAATACAAAGAATATTTTTGTCATTGTGAAAAGTCATTAACCACAAACTATATGCAGCTGTAAGGGTAGATATACCCATTTGACGACTTTTTAAAATAATATTAAGTGGATTATTAATTAAACTATTAAGAGACTCTTCTTGAAATGGAAACAGATCAAAATTACAAGTTCCTTTGACTGGATGTTGAATTTTGACATACTTCTTCATGAAGTATATGGGATCTTCTACACATTTTTTATACTCAAGCCTTATTATTTCTCTTAGATTTTGACTCATATTCTGTTTCTAGCTTTTTAATGAATCCATCGATTTCATCTAATCTTTTGTTTATAATATCTAAATCTTTCGTGACATCTTCGAGTATTTTTTCAGCACTATTATCTCCTTCCCATTTTTCCATAGTACCATCTTCATTCATAAACTCTAATGGTTTACCTTTATTTTCTTCACACCATTTTTGTGTTTCGTTAAATTTATTTCTGTATTCAGATAAAACAGATTTTTCATTTTTTAAATCCCGAATGTTATTGTGTAACTCCCAAGTTCCATTTATTTTTAATCTGGTTTCTTCTTCGATAAAACAATCATAACAAAGTTGAGTTTTTGGCCAAACTCTATCGTCTAAATAATTACCCCATCTGGTATCAGCATTGCAAGCCTTACAAATTTTTCTATTAATTATTTTTGCTTTTTTAGAAAGTCTCTTTTTAACGCCATTTTTCTTAATCCACTTATTGCCTTTACTATCTTCCCATTCATCTCCTTCTTTTCGATCTTGTAAAGAAATATCGTCACTATACCCAACTTGTATAATT